TACTGACCTTAGCAGGAGGCTCCGGTAGTGGTGCAAAATTGACCGTAGCGACGCTCTCAAGCACTGGGGTAGCCACGGTGACCATTACAGCCGCAGGAACCGGCTATACGGTCTCTAATAGCCTTACAAGTACCGTTACAACGATTGCTAATCCTAACAGTCACACAGGTTCCTATGGATTTCAGCAATTAAGCGACATCGGAAAGTTGCCAACAGGTTATTCTGCTGTTGATTTTAAGCCTAATTGTTCTTTGGCTGCTTATGGGCGTATTTGGCTAGCAGACATCGTCGGAGATAAACAGACAGTCTATTTTAGTCGCTTGCTAGACGGAACAGACTTTTCTGCTGGCGATAGCGGTAGCCTGTCATTAAATGCTGTCTTCCCTAATAATGACCAGATCGTGGCTTTGGCAGCTCACAACGGCTTTTTGATTATCTTTGGTCGCAATAATATCGCTGTTTATGCTAACCCCATCGATGTCACGCAATTGACGCTACAGGAGTTCATTCCCAATGTTGGCTGCATCGCCAGGGATTCAGTGAAGAGCACTGGTACAGACCTTATTTTCTTATCTGACACAGGCCTGCGTAGCCTTACACGAGTCATTCAAGAGAAGTCTCTTCCTTTTAGGGACATATCAAAGAATGTCCGTGATGAGTTGATGTCGGCAGTTGCTTCAGAGACAGCGGCTAATATCAAAAGTGTCTACTATGATCGAGATGCTTTTTATCTGCTGTCGCTGCCTACAAGCAAGGTAGTCTATTGCTTTGATATGCGCTCATTCCTGCCGGATGGCGCTGCCAGGGTTACGACGTGGACATCGTTAGATCCATCGTATTTTCTGGTAACTCAGGCAAAAGAATTGTACATCGGCAAAGAAGGCTATATTGGAAAGTACTATGGGCATACCGATAACGGTTCTGTCTATCGTATGATCTACTATACCAACTACTTTGACTTCGGTTCTCCTACAAGCCTCAAAGTGCTTAAAAAGGTTGGTTTTGTGGTTATTGGTGGCAGCGGTGCTTCTCTTGCCATCAAATACGGCTTTGACTACAAAGATAACTTAGATAGTGTTACAAAAGTACTTGACTCTAGCGTAGTTTACGAGTATAATACTGGAGAATACAATATTGCTGAATTCTCTAATGGTATTGTTTTAGACCAGTTTCAGGTCAATGTTGGCGGCAGCGGTGTTGTCATGCAACTCGGCCTAGAAACGGATATTAATGGAGACCCCCTTTCCATTCAAAAGATTGATGTTTATGTCGCTTCAGGTAAAACCGTTTAAAGGAAGATAGTATGTCAAATTATACCAAAGCCACTAACTTTGCCGTTAAAGACGGCCTAACCACTGGAGATCCAGCAAAGCGTATTAAAGGCACGGAGATTGATACCGAATACAACGCTATTGCTTCTGCTATCTCGTCTAAGGCAGACTCCAATAGCCCAACGCTGACCGGTACTCCGTTAGCGCCTACGGCCTCTGCTGGCACTAATAATACTCAGATTGCTACGACTGCATTCGTTGCTACTGCTCTTACTGCCGCTATTCCTTCCGGTGGTATTATTATTTGGTCCGGTTCTGTTGCTTCTATCCCTAGTGGTTGGTATCTGTGTAATGGCTCTAACAGCACTCCTGACTTGAGAGACAGGTTTATTGTTGGCGCTGGCTCTACTTATGCTGTTGGCGCTACAGGTGGTTCTGCTAATGCGATTGTAGTATCGCACACTCACACTGCAACATCCTCTGTTACAGACCCTGGTCACGTCCACGGAATTGATTCTCGTAAAGACGCCGCTGGAGGCGGTGCTGGTGAGTACATTAACTATAATACTACTAAAGTTGTAAATACGCAAAGCGCAACTACTGGAATTAGCGTTTCGACTACAGTTGCCTCTACAGGTTCTTCCGGTACTAACGCTAACCTGCCTCCGTACTATGCGCTGTGCTACATTATGAAGGCTTAATGAAAGTACCAGTAATTACAACTAAGCAGTTTGTATTGTATTTAGAAGATGTAGATAGTAATGTGTTCATTCATTGTGATATATTAGTTGAATGGACTAAAGAAGTAAAAAAAAATTTAAAGACTTGGTTTTATCGGCTTGCTAAAGAGTATGGTAAAGAATTGTATGCTCTTCATACTCCAGAAGATAAGAAACATGAGAAATTTCTAAAGATGTTTGATTTTTCTTATCTAAACTCTTTCAAAGGAACAGACGGTAATAATTATGATGTTTATATTTGGAGATAATTATGGGTATTGAAGCGGCATTAATCGGAGCAGGCGCTAATTTAATCGGCTCCAGTATAGCGAGTAGATCAGCGTCAAAAGCCGCACAAACGGCTGCAAATGCACAGCAAAGAGCAGCACAACAAGCCGCTGCTTCGTCTGCGTTTAGACCAGTAGGCGTTACCACACGCTTTGGTCAGAGCCAATTTACAATGGGAACGGACCAGTACGGTAATCCTATCGTTACCGGCGCTGGATACACTGCTTCTCCTGAGATACAGGCACTGCAGAATCGTTTGTCTGCTCTGTATGGACAGAACCTTGGCCTGGCTGAGGCTGCTGCCCCGGTTGCTCAAGGGCTGTTCGGCCTTGGTCAGCAATATATTGCAGAGTCTCCAGAGGCTGCTCGTCAGCGAGTATTCAATGAACTACAGGCTGCTCGTTTACCGGCACAGATGCAAGAAGAACAGCGTCTAGCCTCTGGCGTGTTTGGTCGTGGTCGTGCTGGCCTTAGCGTAAGCGGAATTGGTCAGCCTGAACTATACACACTGGCTCGTGCTCGTGAGGCACAGCGTGCCGCTGATGTTGCTGCAGCGCAACAGCAAGCACAACAGCAAACAACCTTTGGTGTTGGTCTCTTAGGAGAAGGTTTAAAGTTGCCTACTGCTGCTTTGGCCCCATTCCAGTCTACCTTTGGAACTGCACAGTCGTTGGAAGAAGCGGCAATGCAGCCGTTGGCATTAGGTGCTCAAATCGGTGGTCGTAATGTTAATCCTGTTGGAGCACAAGCACTTCTCCAAGGTGGTCTCGGTGCTGCTCAGACTCAGTATGGCGCAAGCCTTGCTCGTATTGCTGGGCAACAAACTGCCGGACAAAACCTGATGAATACATTTATGAATCAGTTATTTCCTCAACAGCAACAAGCACCGGCTCCTATTTATGATGCTTCAGTAAGTTATGTTCCAAGCATGTTTGAACAAAACGCTGGATTAAATTTCTTAGCGCCTAGTGTTTACGGTTAATTAGGAGTTAATATGGCACAGCAAATGTTTGGATCTTTTGATCCAGAGTTATTAAAACAAGCGATTGCTACTGAGGAAGAAAGAAATCTTCTTTCACAGGCGCAACTTGGTCCGGCACAGATGCAAAACCTAATTCAGTTGCGTTCTGGACAGATGCTTGGTAAAGGTGTTGGTCAGATTGTTGGAGGCATCTTTGGTGTTGAGGCACAAGATCCGCGTCTGCGTCAGGCTCAGATGGCTCAGGAAGCCTATCAAGAGGCTCTTCAGGCTTCTGGCGGAGATGCTAACTCTCCTCAGTTCTTCCAGGCATTGGCTAACTCTGCTGCACGGCGTAACTTGCCTACGTTAGCACAGCAGGCCGCTACGCAAGCATCGACGCTGGCTTCTGAGCAGATGCAGGCATTTCAACGACAGGCTGCCGGAATTAGAGCATTGCGTGAAAACGAACCTGTTGTAAAGACACCTGCTGATTTTGCGGCAGTGGCTGTCGAACTTGGCTATGGTTCTAAGCCAAATATTAATGATTACACCGCAGCACAGGCAGAACAAGTAAACGCTTTGCTACAACAGCGAAGTGAAAAGAAAGCAGCCGCCGGTGTTCCTCAGACTCCGACTGAGAAAGCAATTCTGCCTGGAAAGGCTAAGTTGCTTGGCGATGTTGAAAATTCTGCTCTCAACGCTTCTAAGACTCTTGAGACAGCCGGTGCACTTGATCGTGTTTTAAATACAGCCTTTACTGGC